GAACTATAACTTGCCTAATCTCCTAAAAAACTTGCACCTTGAAGAACTATCCCTTGTGGATCGTCCAGCTAATGCTCAGGCAATGGTTAGCCTCTTCAAGCGTGATAATTCCGAAGAGGAAGTTACTAAAATGACAGATGAAATGGAAGCCAAAGTAAAGGCGTACATGGAAGAGAACGGTGTTGATCGTGACGTAGCTATGAAAGCTATGGACATGTATAAGGCTGACGAAGCTGAAGTAGAGAAGACCGAAGAAGCTCCAGAGGTTAACCCTCTTGAAGCTGAAGTCGCTGCTCTTAAGGCTGACAACGAGATGCTCCGCAAGGGTCTGATCGAAAATGGCTACGTTATTTCTGCTGAAGCTATCGAAAAGAAAGCTGAAGTTGAGATGATGGACATCGAAGGCGAGATGGTAGTTAAGTCTGACATCCCAGCCCCAGTTCTTAAAGCACTTGAAGCTGCTGAAGTAGCCAAGCGTGAACATGAAGTTGAAAAAGCTGACATCGAACTGACAAAACGTGCTGGTGAGGCTCTCCCACACTTTGCAACTGATGTCGCTAAATCCCTCGTAGCTAAGTTCTACGAAGATGAAGCAATTATGGAAGCTCTTAAGGCCGCTGATGCAGCCTTTGATGCAGCCATGCAAGAATTTGGTAAGTCCGATGTAGACGGCGAGTTCGCTACCTCTGCCGACAAACTAGATGCCCTCGTAAAGTCCTACATGGACGACAACCAACTCAAAAAGAGTGAATTTGCCAAGGCTTACGCTGCTGTAGCTAAGACCGATGCTGGTAAGACACTTATTAACAAATCCTATAAAGGGGAATAATCATGGCTGTTATGTCATCTCGTGATAACCGCACCGAAATCGCTGGTGCTGGTGGTACTACTCAATTCAAATTCGTAACTCTTGACGCTGGTGGCGCTGTCACTACCGCAGGTGCTGCTGGTGAACAGGCTTACGGTGTATGCTTGGTCGGCGCTGCTGTCGGTAACGCAACTACTATCTGCGTATCAGGCAAAGTTACGGTAACTGCTGGTGGCACTATCGCTGCTGGTGCTGCAATTCAAACAGACGCCGCTGGTGATGCACTCACAGCCGCTTCTGGTGATGTTGTTATGGGTTACGCCAAGGAAGCTGGTGTCGATGGTCAAATCATCGCTATTGAGCTTATCCAAGGCGGTAACGTCGTAGCCTAACCCTAACAAAGCATTTAAAGGAATATTATAATGCCTCTTTTGACCCCATCCAATGTACATATTGACCAACCGTTGTCAAACCTGACACTGGCGTATGTACAAGAACAAACTAACTTTGTCGCTGACAAGGTTTTCCCAGTAGTGGGTGTTCAGCGTCAGTCTGACAAATACTACATCTATGACCGTGCGGGTATGAACCGCTCTGGTAACGTTAAGAAACTTGCTCCACGTACCGAAGTAAACCGCATTGGTATGGCAGTATCAAACGACAGCTACTATGCTGACGTATATGGTCTTGGCATGGACTTCGACGAGCAGACACTTGCTAACGAAGATGCAATGTTGGAAATCCGTGCTGCTGGCGCACAGACACTTGTTAATCAGGTTCTGATTGAGCGTGAAGAGCAGTTCGCTTCTTCCTTCTTTGCTGCTGGTATCTGGGGTACAGACGCTACTCCATCTAACCTGTGGTCTGACTACACAAACTCCACACCAATCTCTGATGTGACAACTGCTCGTCGTACCATGCAGCTTAAGTCTGGTGGCTTCAAGCCAAACACAATGGTTATCGGCAAAGAAGTTCGTGACATCCTCATCAACCACCCAGATGTGCTTGCACGTTTGAACGGTGGTGCAACAGTCTCCAACACTGCTCTGATTACAGATGCTAAGTTGGCTGAAATCTTTGAAGTAGAGAACTTCTACGTCATGGAAGCTGTGAAGAACGGTGCTGCTGAAGGTCTTGCAGAAGCTAACGCTTTCATCGGTGGTAAGAACGCACTCTTGGTACACACACCACGCGCATCTGGTCTGATGACCCCTGCTGCTGGTCTGACATTCGCATGGAACAACATTCCAAGCGTAAACAACCTCGGCATCACAGTTGAGAGCTTCTCAGACGATGCACTTAAGCGTGTACAGGTTGCAGAGCAAATCCAAGTTAAGATGGCATACGACATGAAAGTTGTTGGCGCTGACCTTGGTTACTTCTTCGAAGATGTTGTAGCATAAGCTACCCCTTCCTAAGATAACGGTGGACCCTGAGCTTCGGCTTGGGGTTCAACCCAAATAATAATAGAACACAACAGTATCCTACATATAATGGAGTAGTCATATGCACCCCACATACTTGGGTTGGCAGGTCGATTGGCCTGTCTTTATCAAACGTCCTCTCATGGCAGACAGTAAGACATGGAGCCAAGGGGATCACTTTAACTGGTTAGAGCGAGGGATTGACACCGATAAGGTCGCCACCCTGTACGCCTCTGGTTACATTCACCATAATACAGAATTAGAAGTCCAAACTAAAGCTGGTGACAGGTTGTCAGAACTAGCTGGAAAGCAGTTAGAGACACTTGTTAACCTCCTTAACGCAGAAGTTAAGAACCGTACATCAAGTACCTCTGAGTTTGAGGCCAAAAAGTGCAAGAAGTCTAAGCTAGACGACAAGCAACGTGGTCTTATTCGCAGGTTCTTAAACAACAGTGCTTGGATTATGGATCACTTCTACCACGTACGAGATGGTATTCTCGTAGAATAACAACAACGGAGACGACTTATGAAAACTTGCGCTGTCTGCAACATAGAGAAGAGTACAGACGAGTTTCGTAAGCGCCTTGCTGCTAAAGATGGTTTGCGCCATGAGTGTAAGTCTTGCAGTAATAGCCGTGACCTATCTTACAGACAAGATAATGCTGATAAGATTAAGTCCGCACAAGACCAATACTACCATTCTAACAAATACAAGTGGACAGAGTACAACCTAAACAGACGGGCTGGTGAGAAGAGAGCTACTCCTATCTGGCTTACAGGTGAACAGAGGGCAAAGATAAAGAGACTATACAAACTGTCTAAGTTTATGTCTGAGGCCACTGGCGTACCTTACCACGTAGACCACATTGTCCCTATCAACAGTGATGTCGTCTGCGGCTTAAACGTACCTTGGAATTTACAAGTTCTTAGAGCGGACCTAAATATGTCTAAATCAAATAAATTCGAGGGGCAATAACTATGGCTTGGTCTTATGATCCAACTGACTTAAATACTACCACGGCATCTGGGAGACTAAACACAGTAAGACTTTTGGTTGGTGATACTGAAACACTTGACCAGCAGAAAGAGAACGAAGAGATTACCTTCGCTCTTGCTGAGAATGGTAACAACGTGTACTACGCTGGTGCTTGGGCTGCTCGTGCAATTGCTTCTAAGTATTCCCGTAAGGTCAACACAGAATTGTCAGGCGCTCTTAAAGCTGACTACAGTGACCTTGCCAAGCAGTACAAGGCTCTGGCAGACACCTTAGAGTACCAAGGTAAGACTTCGGGCGCTGCTGTAGGGGTACTAGCTGGTGGCATCACTAAGACTTCCGTTGAGGCCGTGAGGGCCAATACAGATCGTATCGAAGGTTCCTTCCGCAGAGATCGCTTTAAGAACCCTCCTAGTTATCAAACACCAGAGTATGAATAAGGAGTAGGACATGTCTTTTCGCTCCTTTGATCTGCTAAATCTCGTAAGGGATTATGGTTCAGACGTAATACTTCGTAAAACTAGTTCAGCGGGCGTTTATAACCCTAGTACTAGTTCTGTGGAAGGTTCTTCTACAACTGACTACGACACTCTTGGGTACTTCTTTGATTTCGCTATAGGTCTATACAGAAGTGACGAGGTACGCAGAGGAACTAGTCGTTGTGTACTACCTGCGTTAGGACTTAGTGTTATACCTGATGATGAAGACAAGATCATAGGCCTTAGTAACACATACGAGATTGTATCTGTTCAAACCTTCTTTAGTGACGGCGCTGCTGTTTGCTACATCTGCGAGGTTAAAGACTAATGGTTAGTTCAAGTAAAAGCTATGGTGGTATACAAACTACCTTCAAGTCTTTTAAGGAGAAGATTGAACGCAAGACTGCTGACGCTCTTGAACAGGAGTTAAAAGATATAGCGCACTACGCTATCTACAGTGGTGTACCTGACCAAGCTATTGACACAGGTGCTTACGTTACTTCCTTTTCCATCGGACGCTCTGGTTTTGGTGGTGGCAGACGACGTAGTTCAGATAACAGACCTAAGAACCAGAATCCTCAGTCGATGAAGGAACAAGGTTATGCTCAACTACAAGCTGACATTAACGGTATAAACTTCCAAGAACTTATCAAGTCTGGTAACATTAGTTTTACCCTTAGAAACCGTTCACCTCATGCATATGCTGTTGAGAACGGTGGAGTAACTTGGAAGAGAGACCCGAATGGTTATGGCGTCTTTGCTAAGATTAGGAGTGAGTTCAGATGAGTATTTATAATGACATTCGTGCCGCTCTTGAGAGTCACCTATCTGACACTGCTGGTCTACCTTCAGGGATAGCCTATGAGAACGTCTCCTTTGACCCACAGGTAGGTACTAGCTTTCTTAAGGTGTC